GTTACTAACGTTATACTTACGTTATCAACTACAGTGATGACTTATTTCAAGCCGTCAATGCGGAAGATGCGGAAGTAAGGGTTAGCACGGTTACCAGACTGTGCAGCATATGGGTTTGCAGCCATGCCGTAACGAGTCTTGAAGCCGATCTTAGGTTGGAATGTGTTCTCACCAACAGCCTTGACCTTAGTCAAAGGAACGTATGGGCAGTAGAAGATACCTGCGTCATAAGGGTTAGTACCACGATAGCCAACACATGCGAAGTTAGCACCTGCATATGGATCGATGTAAACTTTCATTCCGCCCATCATGCCAGCGAATGTGTTACCAGCATCGTCAACAGTCAAGCTTGTGCCAACAGCAGGAGCATATGAAAGGTTACCAGCAGCAGAAAGTGCAGAAGCAACATCAGAAGAACAGATAACGAAGTTACCTTTTCCGCGACGGATGTCACGAGCAATAACGTTAGCTTCTAACTGGATAGTGTGAGCAAGATTTTTGTACTTCTCATCAGCCCAACGTCCGTCAGTGTCTGTACCGAAGACGTAGATACCTGCGTGAGTAGCACCAGCAACACCGATTTTAGCCTGCTTGTAGATAGTACGAACAACTTCACGGTTGATTTCAGCAAGAGCTTCAGCAGAAAGGATGTTAGACAACTCAGCTTCAGCATCCAGACCATGAACAGCACGCAAGTCCTGAGCAAGTTCCATTGTGTATTCAGCTTTAAGAGCGCGTGTTTCAGCAGAAACAACTACTTTCTCAATTGTGAAAGCCATTTCAGAGAATTCACCAGAAGTACCAAGCTGCTCACCTTCAGCAGTTGTAAGGATGTCCTGCAAGAAAGAACCACCACCTGTTGCGTTAACATCAGTAGTGTCAAGATCAGCACCAGTAGTTGTACCCAAACCAGTTACGTCAGCATCCTGAGCAGTAAGAGCAGAACCACTCTGGTCTGTCTTGCCGTTAGCAGCTGTAGCACCGAATACTGTATCAGCTTCGTTGAACAGCGCTTCAGTACCACCCTGTGTTGCATATTTTGCTTTCATAGCAAAGATAAGACCAGTAGGACCAGTCATTGGCTGAACACCAGCGATATCATAAGCAATAAGGTTAGGCATAGAACGACGGATCATGCTAATAAGAACAGGATCAAAAGTTTGAATACCACCAGCAACGTTAGTTGTTTCAGAGATTTCTCCGAAAGAATTTGCATCACCTTCTTTAGCAAATTCGATTTCTGAATTTTCTAGCAAACGAGCAGTAACCGCAGTTTTGTATGCATCGTCAATTGCTGGAACATCAGCATGTTCAAGGACAGGAGCCCATTTTTGAACTAGTTTATCATTTGAATCAAACATTTATTATATTTCCTTTTAAAATGTTAAGTTATAGTTTTAGTGCAGCAGCATAAGCAGCCATTGGACCAGTTGATTCAACAATCGTTGAAGCATCATCGCTAACGGTTACTTCTTCTTCAGCAGTTTCAACAGCAGGTTCAGCGAAGTATGATTCAGCGATAACAGAAACCTTCATTTCGAAAGTTTCAGCATCAACGTAATCAACGTCTTCAACCAATTTAGCTAGTTTCTCTGCATCAGTAGCAGCTAGGTCTTCAGAATGTTTTCGTACAATCTCAGTGCGCGTAGCTTCACGAACACTTTCGCTCAAACGAATATTTTCTTCAGTAGTCTTGTTAAGAGATTCTTCCAGATCAACAACCTTGTCAGCTAATTCGTCAACAAGATCAACCTTACTTTCAGGTACCTCAATATAGTTCTCTTTGAATACACCTTGCAGCGCAGTCATAAAGTCCTCAGCGATTTCGGTACGAAGACCGTTCTCAATCGCAACTTTGTTTTCCTCAACCCACTGTTCAACTACATACGCAAGATACGCATCTACTTTCTCAGCAAGATCAGAGGCAACGGTTGAAACTTCAGCTTCAAGATTTTCGGCATATTGCTCTTCCAGACGATCAATTTCTGAAGCGATTTTAGCTGTAGTAGCTGCTTCAAAGATAGCGCTAGCTTTTGTTCGGAACTCTTCTGAGAGTTCTTCATCAGCAGCAAGTGCATCTAGATCTTCTGAATAATCAATTTCCTCAACCTTAATAGCAGACTCTTCTTCAGATACTTCTTCAGCCACAACTTCAGCTTCTTCTTCAGAAGATTCTTCTTCAATAACTTCAACTTCAGTTTCTACTTCTTCAGCAACAACTTCAGCTTCAGTCTCATCAAGAAGTTCCAACGTCTCTTCAGTCTCTACGACGTTTTCAATTATTTCATCCTTATGCATGAAATTTTCTCCTATTACAATTAAAGTTTAGAGAGGAAATCTTGGAATGCTTTAATCTCCGCTTCAGCTAATCGCTTCTTCGGAGCACTCTTAATTTCAGTCTCAATTTTTTCAATTTCTTGCGCTGTCAGAACACCGTTATTCCATACCCAATCAACACCTTCCATGATTCCGTTTACAAATGCATCATGTGCACTCGGATCCTGAACGATGTCAATAGTTGATAACAAAAAGTCATCACCGACATAGTTTCCGCTCTTCTTCTGTACAAGACTACCCATACCACGACTTGAAACACCTAACTTAACACCACCTTCGAGTAGACCGCTAACGATCTGACCCATAGGAGTTTTAAGAATTGATGCCTTTCCTATAACATCACTACCTTCGAACTTCAAGGATGTGATTTTATGTGAAACTTTATCAAGGTTAATCGTTGGACCTGCAGGATGATTTAACTCACCAACCGCACGACCAGTATTAACCTGTTCAGTAACATATTTAGCAACAGCCTGTTCTAAGACAGCCTGCTCGTAAATACGCCCATTTCTATTCTTGGCCTCAGCTTGCATGAAGATACCTTCAATGCAATAGCTCTTTTCGCCATTCTTATTAGCCTCTGTCAAGACTTCTAAATTACTATCTGTAAACTCGGCAATAAGTTTCATG